GTTTCCCAGTCACGATCTCTAGTTCCTTTTTATAAGTTAACATTTCTGTTAGGTCATTGAATCTAGGTACTTCTGTATCAAAGTATTCACCTTGCATGTCTGTTGCTCCGAGAGATACTCCTCTAGAGTGTCTGTCTAATAGTTCTCCTATTGTAAGGTTTTGATCAGGTACTGTCATGGATTTTCCCATGTCTTTTTTATGACCTGATGAGTTCCATTTCTTTTTTCCAAATTGTTTTCTAATTTTCATAATTTTGCTCGTTTTAGTTTTAATGCTTTATCGCGTTTATCGACCATATCGGTCCATATATCTTTCTTAGTTTTACCATCTATTTCTAAAAAGTCTGGTGTTTTCATGGATTGTATTTCCATCCATTCATTAAATAAGTTTTTTAATTCAAGTTTATCGAATAGTCCATATTCTCCATCTTTACGGGTTCTTTTTACTTTATAATATCGAGGCATTGAGAGTATGTGACCGTTTTCATGTATAATACATGATATTTGTCTATCCTGGTAATATTTTGTCATTTGTGGTGTAAGGTAACATTCTCCTAGTCCTTTAGACATGAGTTGGAATTCTTTAACTCTGTCATCATATAATCCGAATTCTTTGTCTATGAGTTTTTTAGTACCGCCTTTAGTAATGTAGCCAACAACATAATTGATAGTAGCGAGATTTGATGGTGTAACAAGTACATGTCCATGTTTCCAGGTATCTCTAATTTGAGTAGCGCTGTTAATAATATCTTGTGGTAAATTAAATACGATAGCATGATAGTGAGGTCTAGCTGTTTTAGTACCATATTCGCCGCATGCGAAATATTTGAGCCTTTTAGGGCCTTTTTGATTTGGTACTAGTTTTCTTAATCTTTTAAAGAAGTTTTGATAATCTTTTTTAACGAGGGTAGGAAGTCCATTTTGTGATCGTGGGACTTCTTCATATGTGAGTGTAAGAAAGCATGATGTTTTTGCTTTCTTTGATTCCTGGTCTATTCTAAATGACCAATGCGATGATCTCCTCTTGAGGCATGGTATGCACTTTCCACAGGGAACGGGAGTCATAAGATTCTCGTTCCTTATATCTAAGTTTTTACTCTTTACCAAAAAAGGAGACTGACATTGCATATCATAAACTATAACCTAATTCCTCCTCGAGATACTCTAAAGGAATTATACTTTTTTGACTTACGCTTTTGAGCGCCTAGTCTCTTTTTATAACCTATTGACTTGTATTTAAGTCTTTTGGATTTTTTAAATCCTCTTTTTGTTTTATACATAATTATTAAATTGTAGGGGTTCCGAAATAAGGCATAGGTCTTCTAGCCTTTACTTTATTGTGTAAGTAGACGTATAGATTTTCATCTCCTTCATCTACTGCAAATACTCTATCAACTTCGTCTTCGTTACATTCTACGAAAGTTGCATTAAGTGTTGGTCTAGATCCGAAGATTCTACCCATGTGCCAAAAGTCTAATGTGTCTCTGAATTCTCCGTGTACTGTACTTGGGAGATATTTATATTCAGCATATCTAGGTGTATAACCGAAAATGTTTTCATCTTCACCGTCTGTAGTATCTTGGTATAGCTCCTGGTTTAATATTGGTTGTTCACCAATATTTGCGAATGATGGCCAAAAGTAGTCGAATTTATCGAATTTACTCCAATGCTTAGGGATACCTTGTTGGTATGCTGATTTAGGCATAACAGTCATAAGGCCTATAATATATCCGTGTTCTTCACATTTATAACTAACATAATTAGAAGAGCCGACTGAAACTCCGTGTCCTGCCATATTAGCTTGAGGTGTGCTCGTGCCTGTAGCGGGATCTGATGTTTGTAATACTTCACTAATGGATATAGGTGTTGCCGACCCTCCTAAAAATTCTGGTCTCTGTAGTCTAGCGTCTGATGATTGTACGCCAAAGTGTGCGAGAATAACTTCTATATATCTTGAACCGCCTCTAGCGTTTCTTTCTAACCACTCTTGTAATCTAAACGCCCTTCTTAAGTCGTTTATGCTTGATGCTGTTGCGTCTGTCAAGTCTACTTCTGTGTGTCTTGTAATATCTAATTGCTTAGGAACTCCTGTTGTTTGGTTATTTGTTAAATAACTATCTCCTGATATATCTCTAGATACTAAAAATTGATTAGGTTGATTAGATCCATCTGTTCCTTGAAAATATGATTTTAAACTATTTTCGCCTGCACCTCCTGTTATATTAACTAATGGTGCTGTTGTTCCTAATGGAATTGTAGCCTCTGGTCCTTTCTGAGTCCATGGTAATGCTGATGTAAAGTAATCGTGTTGCCATGCTCTGTTTTGTAAATCATTTATACCTGTGAAATCATTTAAACCGTCTATTGCTAAGTCTGTAGTTTTATCTACTAAATTTTGATCTCTATAATACTCATTGAATATTTTATTATATGCCATGAAAGGTAATGCGCTGAATTTCATGCCTGATTGTCCTGTAACACTTCCTGTTGGTAATCCTAAGTAATCAGCTAATGAACCGTTTGTAACGTTAAATGGTGCTGATAGTGAGAATTCGTAGTAAGGGAATACGGGTGCTGTATATCCTGGGTCTGCGGCGTCTTCGCCTCCTGTAATATATTCTTCCCATTTATCCCATAATATTCTGTTTGGTACAAAGAAGAAGTGACAGTATACACTACTTTCGTGCATGACTGGTGCGACTAGTGGTGCGTATCTGACTAATTGCGTTGTTTTTATATCAAAGCTATCTCCTGGTACGCATTCCATTACTGAGATAGGTGTGATTTTTCCGATTGACATAGAGAATTTTCTACTATGTGATAAATCGAAGATGTTGTGTTGTGGTCGCGGCATTGCGACCTTACTAAATATACTCATGTTATTGTTTTAATCGATTATACATTTCTTTAATTTGTTCTATATTTTCTTTTGTTAATTCAACGCCTTTATTAAAGGCTACTCCAAAGAATCTTAACCATAAAGGGTCTCCAGGTCTGATTCCATGTCCTGCTAAGAATGAATTTAGCTGTTGTACTACTGATTGGGCTTCTTTTATTTGATTGTCAGCTAATAAGTTTTTTGTTTCTGTTGCGTATCTAACAGCAATGCCTGTCTGTTTATCAGACATTGCTTTACTTTTAAGTTTATCTATATCTGTTTTTATTTGAGCTTGTTTAACTGATTCATTTTGGATTTCTACTTGTCCAGTTAATAAGTCTGTTATTTGTTTTGTTTGGGATTTATTTAAGTTAGCTGATGTAACATTTTTTATTGCAGCAGTATTTAAGTTATTTGATTGAGCTTGTTTTACTTTTGTATCCATGAAAGGTGTCATGGGATTATCTAGTTGATAATTTGGTGCGACTCCTTTTACTGCTGAGCCTGGAGATATTTGACCTGCGTTTCCTACTGCTGAGCCTGGTGATGAGCCATAAATAAGGTTTGGATTAAGTCCTGCATTAATTAACCTTTCCATTTGTTCAGTTGGATGATTATACTGATTTTGCATTGACCAGTTGTCTCTATTCCATATACGAGTTGATTGTTCTTGAGAAACGTTGAATTTTCGAGCTTCTTTTTCTCTCTTTTTTCTTGATTGATTCATAGCGATTCCACTTCCTATTGATGCTAGTCCTGCGATGATTGGTCCCCATGGTATTGCCATATTATTTTATTTAACCACTCTCCCCCCGAGAGGGGAGGGGTATGTTACTAAACTACTTGTTGTTAACTTTAGTCTGAGAAATTTTTTCTAATCTATCTAATTCAGTATTAGATGTTTTTATTGTTTGACTGACTCCTTGAATTAAATCATCGAATGATATTAATCTAAGTTGTAATAGTCTTAGTTGTTGTTCACAACTAACACATGTTGAGAGTACGAGATTTTTTAACAAATCTTCGTTTTTTAACTCCTTTTCAGTTTTTAACGTGTTTTTATTATTATCCATAGTAATGTATATTTGTATTTAACATAATTTGTTATATAATTTATATTATGATTTGCTTTTTTCAAAGCTTTTGACACTTTTTTTTACAAATTTTTTTTAGCA